ACCGATTTGCTTCTAAGTGGACCGGAGGTGTACGATATGCTACACGTACGGGTTACTGTCGCGAAGGCCAACGGGTTGTCAGAAGCGGTGATCGAGTCTGATCAACCACTTAAGCCAATGCTGGCAGTAATTAGGGAAGGGCATGCCATAGACCGCGAGGCGATGGAATTAGTGGAACAAGTATTTGGTAAGGAGGTGAGGGACTTAGCTAGGCACTATACTAGGTCAGGTGCTACATTAGGTTTGCTGTATGAGAGCCTGATGAAGTACGACCATCCTGATGTGGCCTGGTCCAGCCTAAATGATGACGTGAAGCGTCGATTGCAGGAGGCCATGAACGCAGCCTATAAGGTGTTTGGGGTCAGGGGACTGAAGCCTAAACCACTTAATGATGTAACGGTGGAGCCCTCTTCGCCAGGCGCCTCATGGCGGTTGTATGGCCGATCCGGCAAGAGAACTGACTTCAACGTCTATGCTGAGGGTCTTGCTCGTGCGGAGATGATCTTCCGTAGAGCAATGCGGCGTAAACAACCCTATTGCCAGTTGGCACCCTGTTTGGCCTATCTGCGGACACAATTGGCTAGGCGTGGCAGTCCGAAGGTAAGGTTAGTTTGGGGCTACCCATTTGAGATTAATCTAATTGAGGGTAGTTTTGCTGAACCTTACCAGGAGGTACTTCTTTCCCGTAACGCGCCAATACTTCCACGAACTAAACGTTGGATATCAATGGCGCTGGATCACGTGAAACGGAGTGGGACACCAGTTGGACTGGACTGGTCGCGGTTTGATTCAACCGTTCCCAGGTTCCTAATCCGTTTTGCGTTTGGCATCATAAAGAAGGCGTATGGAGCTGAATTTGAGGGAGTGCTCGAAATGATAGAACACTACTTCATCTTCACGCCGATAATGATGCCAGACGGTAGGACATTCGTCAAGAAAACAGGCATACCGTCGGGGTCTAGGTTCACAGCGCTCATAGGTTCAATTGTGAACTGGGTTCTGATTTATGCCATGACAAAGGGTGAGGCGCGTCAGCTCCACACTGTGGGAGATGATAGTCTTTTTGCTTTACCCTATACGGATCTCAAGATCCGTAAGATGCTTGACGAATGGAAGAGCTTTGCTGCGGCCCTAGGAATGGTCATCAACCCTGACAAGTCTGAAATTGGGTCAGATGTTAAGTTTCTGGGTCGTAGACAAAGATACGGCTCGACCTACCGAGATCCCGGGATACT